CTGCTACTATCACGACTCTTGCTACTACCACGGTTAATGGCACTACATTAAATGGCGGCACTTGCGCTGTTGCAGCTGGTTCGATCACAGACAGTTCAGGCGCAATTTCATTTGGTAACGAAAACCTCACTACAACAGGAACATTTACATCTGGTAATTTAACTTGTGGGACAATTACTTCTACAGGGGCATCTATTGTATTTGAAGGTGCAACACCTGATGCTCATGAAACAACAATTACTGTTGTAGACCCAACAGCTGATAGAACAATTACCATACCAAATGAAACAGGGACAATGTTAACTACTGGTGCATCAAATGCTGTTACTGGAAATATGATGAAAAGTTCCTCAACATTACTTATTGTTGATTCTTCTGGTTCGACTTTAAAAACTGTTATTGGTGCTGGTTCAGCATCATAAATAAAATAGGAAAAACAAATGGCAGCTATTATCACAGAAAAATTTAGACTTCATAACGCCGATCAGTTTGAAGAGTCGTTCACGGAGTCCTCTAATAATACTTACTATTTATTTATTGGTAAGTCAATGCCTTTTACTTCTGGGACTAGCGGTGGTTCTGATTCATCACCACCCACACCAACGGATGGTCCCACTGAAGAATTTTATGCGTGGGACAGCATGACTGCTGCAAAGAAGATTGCATCTACCAGTGTTAAGCGTATGATACCAAGACGTAACTGGTCAAACGGAACAACGTTTGATATGTATAAGCCAAATTATAGTTCCTCAAATACTGCAACCTCTGGTGCTTCTAATTTATTTGACTCCACATTTTATTTTCTGACCTCCGATTTTAGAGTATACAAAGTCTTGGATAATAACGGTGGTACAGCATTTAGTGGGACAGAACCAACAAGTACGTCCACTGCTCCTTTTGCATCTGGTGGATACGTTTTACAATATATGTATACATTAACCAGTAGTGAAATCAATAACTTTTTAACTTCAGACTTTACTCCTGTTTCAACAGACTCAACAGTTAGTGCTGCAGCCACAGATGGTGCGATTGATTCCTTAATCATAACCGCTGGTTCTGGTTATACGAATGGAACATACTATGCCGCAGTTTATGGTGACGGTGCGTCTCAAGGGACTTCATCTGGTGCAGTGGTTAGAATTACAGTGTCCTCTAATGCGATACAATCTTTTGGATTAACTGCTGGCACGGATACTACAGTTCATTCTGCTGGTTCGGGATATACTTTTGGTCAGGTCAATCTTTCGTCAGGATTTACTTTCTCAGACACAAGTCTTTCCACCGCATCTGCGATGGGTGGTTCTGGTGGTGCTGTTGAGGTTGTCATAGGACCAAAGGGTGGACATGGTTTCAATGCAGTAGAAGAACTTGGTGGTCACTTCATATTACTAAACACAACACTCAATGCTGCTGAAGGCGATGATGTTTCAACTGAGAACGATTTTCGTAACTTGGGTATCGTAAAAGACCCAACCACTTTTGGAACAACTTCTGTTGCAACTGACGGCACTGCTAGACTAACCTATGCACTTAAACTTACATCACAGTCTGGTACTTTTGATGGAGACGAAAAAATCAGTCAGTCAAGCACTGGTGCGATAGGTAGAGTTGTTGAGTGGGACAGTGCAAATTCAATCTTGTATTATCAACAAGAGAGGTTTGGTGATTACGGAGCTAACGGAACGAATGGTGGTTACGTTGCCTTTAGTGGAGCAAACGCTGTTACAGGTGCAACCTCTGGTGCAATAGGAACACCAGACTCTTCGGCAGATAGTGAGGTAACTCTTTCTGGTGGAAACACAATAACATTTTCAGATGGATATGCAAACCCAGAACTGTCGGCAGATAGTGGAGACATCATATACATAGAAAATAGGAAACCTATTAGTAGATCGTCTGATCAGATAGAAGACATAAAGGTTATAGTGGAGTTTTAATAAATGCCTCAAAAAACAAATTTAAATGTTGCGCCTTATTATGACGATTTTACTTCGTCAGATAATTTTGTTCGGACATTATTTCGGCCTGGGTTTGCTATTCAAGCTAGAGAGTTAACACAACTACAATCTGCATTACAAAATCAACTTGAGTCTGGGTTTGGTCATATCTTTGAAGAGGGTACGATGATTATCCCTGGCCAGTCTACTATTCAGTCTGGTAAAGATGGTTTAAAGTATGTTAAGTTAAATCCTTCCATTAGTGGTGAAACTGTTTCTTTAGATCAGTTTGTCAATGCTGATACTCCAATCATACTTACAGGAAAAACTTCTGGTGTTAAGTTTGCAGTAACCTCTGTTGCTGCATCAACCACTGATGACCCACCAACACTATTTGGTGTTTACACTCAAGGTAATCTTCAAGGTAAGAGTGCTGCAGAATTTGTTGGATCATCAATAGATATTTCACCTCAGGCACTTGATGCAGCAGGGTTTGAAAAGTTTGTTGTTGATGAAGAGTTGACTGCGAGTGTGGCAACCCAACACGGAACAACCGCATTTGCCATTGGGGATACTTGCCTTAAAACTGCTGAAACTGAAACTACAACTGATGGTGGTTTGGTCACAGGAAATAGCACGATAGCAACAGTGTCAAATGGAATATATTTTGTTAGAGGGACTTTTGTAGAAGTATTGTTTCAACAAGTCGTTGTAAACAAATACGAAGCTTCAGCCACAAATGCTAGAATTGGTTTACAAGTTGTAGAGAGCATAGTAACTCCAGAGATAGACTCTTCTCTTTTAGATAACTCACAAGGTTCTTCTAACTTTGCTGCAAAAGGTGCTCACAGATTAAAGATGACACTAACCTTGGTATCAAAAGCATTGACCGATACAGATGACTCTAATTTTTACGAGTTGATAAGAGTTAAAAATAATATAACAGAAAAGTACGCAAGGGTTACAGAGTATTCTATTATTGAAGAAATGGTTGCTCGCAGAACATTTGACGAATCAGGTAACTATACTGTTAGACCTTTCACATTTCAAGCAAAAGAATCTGTGGATACTAGTGTTGGTACTACAGATTTCACTGGTGTCTATACCGCTGGTGCTACAACAGATGATCTTAACGTTGCGTCAAAAGATTTACTGGCACTGCAAGTATCAACTGGTAAAGCATTTGTCAAGGGATTTGAACTTGAAAAGATAGCACCAACCATACTTGATTTAAATAAGTCAAGAACTTTTGAAACTGTCAATGCTGGAGTGTCTTCATTTGATGTTGGTAATTTTGTTAACATAACAAATGTATATGGAACTCCAGATGTTTCTCGCATTACTGGTGAGTCCACAGCTTTTAAACCTGTAGAAATTAGAGACACTGCAACAGCAACTAGAGGTAGTTCAAGCGGATCAAAGATAGGTATTGCCCGAGCAAGATCAATTCAACACTCTTCTGGAACTGCTGGTGAAACTGATGCTACCTATAGGTTGTATCTTTTTGATCTTAAACTATTTACATATGTTGATATTAGTGGCACACCAAGTCCCACGTTGACATCTGTCGCAACAAACGGTGGTCAAAGGATTACAGGTGCAACCTCTGGTGCAACTGGGTTCTTCTTTGCATCAGGTAGTTCTAGTACAAGATTAATTCTAAGTAACGTTGTTGGAAATTTTGTTAAAAATGAAAATCTCATATTGTCTGACTCAGCTGAGTCGGATCAAATAATTGAAAATTCAAGCAATGCTGATTTAACAGTTACCAATGTTGTAACTCATACTTTTGATAATGTCCGATCAGTCTTCATGTCAGATGATGACTCTGGTCAAAACTTCTCTGCTGATATTTCTTTATCTAGTGTAAAGACCTCATCTTCTTTCATTAGTATAGATGGAACAGATGCACAAGGCACAGATTCAGATGACGTTATTCTAACAGAACAGGAAGGGTTACCTGTTGCTCTGAACCCTGCCGCAACAGGTGGTTCTGGCTCATTTGTTAAAAGAGCAGTGTTACAACAAATAGATAAAAATACAACTTTATTCAGACTTCCAAAACGACCAATTAAAACTTTGTTGACTGCAAGAAACAACGGTGCGAGTGATACACAGTTCACAATTCGTAAACAGTTTGTAGCAACAACAAATTCCTCTGGTGCGTTTACAATAACTGCTGGTGCTAACGAAACCTTTCTCTCTCATACCGAAAGTGATTACACCATATCAATTTTAATTGGTGGAACTGGGACAGGTAAACAAGGTGACATTGTTAGTGCATCCACAGGATTTTCTGGTGGAGGGACTTCAAGTTTAACAATCACTAACAATACAGTTTTTGGGACTAACGCAAAAGTTAAGTTGATGGCAACTCTTCTAAAAACTTCAGTCATACAGAAAACAAAAACAACCAAGTTAATGAAACAGTTGAAGGTCACCTCTGGTGCAACTGATGCCTTTGGAACAAGACCTAGTGACAAAGTTATATCTTTTGGTAGAACAGACGCATTTAGATTGGTGGCTGTATTTGAGGGAATTGACTCAAGCACAGATGCTGCGACACCTACCGTAACACTTACAAATGTAAATGGTACGTTCACTAGAGGTGAAAAAATAACAGGTGGAACAAGTAAAGTCTCTGCAAGAATTATTAATACCTCTACACCACTTAGTGTTGTTTACACCACTGGGAACAGAACATTTTCAGCAAATGAGACAATCACTGCTGAAAGTTCTGGTGCAACTGCCACAGTATCTAGTGTGACTGTTGGTGATAAGAATATCACTACGAACTTTTTGTTTGACAGTGGACAGAGGGATAACTTCTATGATGTTTCTAGAATAATAAGAAAACCCTCTTCCCCTGCACCGACAGGAAGACTTCTAATCGTATATGATTATCTTGAGCATAGTATTGGAGATGTTTTCACTGTTGACTCTTATGTTGACTCTGCAAATCAAATGGAATACGAAGATATTCCAACTTATAGTGGTGAGAAAGTTGATCCTGACTCGGACATACAAGTGCGGCCGGTGCGCCAAACTGGATTTGCTTTGCGTAACTTTTTTGATTTTAGACCAACCGTTGAAGATGCAGCAGGAACATCTACTGATGTTTCCATAGTTGATGAGGTTACAGGATATTCTTTAGATTTCTTCCATCGTCAATATGATGGCACTGGATCATCCCCAAGTAACTTCTTAAAACCAGCTTCTTTAGTGCAGGCAGACTTTGAATATTATCTACCTAAAAGAGCAATTCTTGATTTAGACTTTGGTGGTACTTTCATATTGACAGAGGGAGAACCATCAGAAATTCCACTACCACCAGAAAGCGTGGATGGGGCAATGAGATTAGCTGATATATATGTTCCAGCATTTACATTCAAACCAACTGATGTTAGAATCCTTAGAGAAAAAAATCAACGGTTTACTATGAAAGATATTGGTAGACTTCAGGATCGTATTGGTAGTCTAGAATATTACACTCACTTATCTCTTTTAGAAAGAGACGCAGAAAGTTTTGAGATTACTGACGCAAATGGACTAAACAGATTTAAATCTGGATTTGTTGTTGACGCTTTCCAAGGTCATCGTCTTGGTGACGTTGCACACCCAGACTACAATTGCTCAATTGATCAACAATCAAATGAGTTAAGACCTAAGTCAAAAAATAAAGATGTAACTCTTATTGAGAAAGCCACAACAGACACAGCGAGAGCTGGTGCTGGTTACCAAAAAACTGGTGACTTAGTAACCTTACCATATAACGAAGAAACTTTTATCGAACAAAAATATGCAACAAGAGTTGAAAGAGTTACGCCAGTTTTATTATCAAACTGGGCAGGAAAAATAAGTCTAAGTCCATCTGGAGATGATTGGTTTGAGGTAGAGGTTGCGCCTGCTTTGATAATAAATGGAGAG